AATGCACGGCTAGAGATGAAGGTAGTTCTATATCCCCGTGACCGCAGGAAGCAAGACATTGACAACCGAATCAAGGCTTTATGGGATGCTTTGGGCGATGCTGGCGTATTTGACGATGACGAGCAAATTGATGTTTTGGTTATCGAACGGGGCGAAATAAAAAAAGGCGGTGGATGCTTGGTACTTATTGATATTCTTGATAAAATAGAAGAAAATGCACCCATAAAATAAGGATTCGTATGGAAAAGTCAATGGCGTTGTTTCTTGCAACCATGCTTCATTCAGGCACAAACACTCATTTTTTCCATTGGGCTACCAAATCCTATGCAAAACACAAGGCTTTAGGCGGCTTTTACGAGCGAATTGTCGAATTGACTGATGAATTAGCTGAAGCGTATTTCGGTTGCTACGGTCAAATTACCGAGTTTCCAGCCACATACCATATGCCTAAAGAGCCTTTGGCATACCTGCAATCACTCAAGCGGTTTGTAAAAGAATCACGCTCAGACTTGCCAATGGATTCCGAGATTGTTCAATTGATCGACAATATCGCCCAAGAGATCGACACAACCATCTATTTACTTAAATTTAAGGCTTAATCATGCCATTAGACAAATCAGGCAGCGCAGAAGCAGTCGGCAAAAACATCAAAAAAGAGATGAAAGCTGGTAAACCTAAGAAACAAGCCGTAGCCATCGCCCTAAATACCGAGCGTGAATATTCCAAAGGTGACCGCAAGGCCAAGCTAGAAGATGCTTACGCTAAATACATTGAGGAAAAAGCGTGAAAGACGGCTTATACGCCAATATTCACGCCAAACGGGAACGCATCAAAGCGGGATCGGGCGAAAAGATGGCTAAAAAAGGCGCAGAAGGCAGACCCAGCGCACAAGATTTTAAAGATGCTGCTAAGACTGCCAAGCCTACACGCAGGGAAATGATTGAATCCAAGATGAAGGATATGTAATGTTTACTAAAGAAAAGATTAAGCCTGAGAACTCTTTGCTACAAAAGCATAAGGAATCAACGCTAGAAAAGAACCAGCGTGAACGCTTAGAGCGTAGAGCCGCTATTGCCAATAAACTCAAAGACTTGGATAAAGAAGTTAAATAAGTCTATAATTAAGCATCATTAACTAATTACTTGGTTATATATGCAAATAAAAGAAGTTGCTGTAGATAAGCTAATCCCTTATGCAAAGAACAGCAGAACCCATAGCCCTGAACAAGTAGGGCAAATTGCCGCCAGCATTAAAGAATTTGGCTTTAGAAACCCTATATTGGTAGACGGGGTAGGCATTATCGCTGGGCATGGCAGATTAATGGCCGCCCAAAAGCTAGGTTTAGACAAAGTACCCACAATTGATTGCTCAGATATGACTGAAAGCCAAAAGAAGGCTTACATCATTGCTGACAATAAGCTGGCATTAAATGCAGGGTGGGACACAGCAATGCTATCTATTGAAATGAAAGACCTAGAAGATGAAGGCTTTGACCTTGCATTACTAGGGTTTGACGATAAAGAACTAAACGCATTGCTTGAGCCTGAAGTAACCGAAGGGCTAACAGACGAAGATGCTGTTCCTGATGTACCTGAAGAACCTAAAACCAAGCTAGGCGATATATATATCCTTGGAAATCATAGGCTTATGTGCGGTGATAGTTGTAGCATTACAGATATGGAAAAGCTAGTAAACAACCGCCAAGTAGATATGTGGCTTACTGACCCCCCATACAATGTGGCATACGAAGGCAAGACTAAAGATGCCTTAACTATTCAGAACGATTCTATGGATAACGAAGGCTTCCGCCAGTTCTTACGGGATGCTTATGTTACTGCCGATACCGTAATGAAAGCAGGGGCTGTATTTTATATATGGCATGCTGATTCAGAAGGTTACAACTTTAGAGGTGCTGCCCACGATGCTGGCTGGAAGGTACGCCAATGCCTTATTTGGAAGAAGTCCACTATGGTTATGGGGCGTCAAGACTACCATTGGAAGCATGAGCCTTGCTTGTACGGCTGGAAAGAAGGAGCAGGCCACCTTTGGTCTACTGACCGCAAACAAACGACTATCTTAGAGTTTGACAAGCCTAGCCGTAACGGTGAACACCCAACAATGAAGCCTGTAGCCCTGTTTGAATATCAAATGCTGAACAATACTAAGGGTGGGGATATTGTGCTTGATAGCTTTGGCGGTAGTGGCACAACCCTTTTGGCAGCCGAAAAACACGGTAGACACGCCTATTTAATGGAATTAGACCCAAAATACTGCGATGTAATCGTTAAGCGTTGGGAAGACTTTACTGGCAAAAAAGCCGTGCTTTCGGAGTTATAAAATGGCACAAGGAAAACAACATATACCCACAGAAGCCACGCAAGAACAGGTTAAACGCCTTTCTGCGCTAGGTTGCCCCCATGAGGACATAGCCACAAGGCTAAAGATTAGTGCTGATACATTGGTTAAGTATTACAAGGATGAATTAGACGAAGGGCGTATAGACGCCAATGCTGCCATTGCTGGTACATTGTTTAGCCAAGCTAAAAAGGGCAATACGGCTGCTGCAATCTTTTGGCTAAAGACACGAGCAAGATGGAAAGAAACGCAAGTAAACGAGGTTACTGGTGCTAATGGTAGTGATTTAAGAATCTCATGGGCAGATGAGTAGAGATATAAAGCTCAAATACCGCCCTAGAAGCGTTTTTGAGGACTACCACAGCCGTAAGGAACGCTGGGCAGTAATTGTGGCTCACAGGCGTTGTGGCAAGACCGTAGCGTGTATTAACGATCTAATCGTCAAAGCCTTGTTGGAAAACAAGCCACACGCCCAATACGCCTACATTGCCCCGTATTACAGTCAGGCTAAATCAGTGGCATGGCGGTACTTAGAACGCTTTTCCGAGCCTGTATTGGCAAAATCTAACCAGTCTGAGTTATGGGTGGAATTGGTCAATGGCGCACGAATTAGGCTATTTGGGGCAGATAACCCTGATTCTTTGCGTGGAAACTTCCTAGATGGCGTAGTTTTAGACGAAATGGCTGATATGAAGCCATCGCTATGGGGTGAGATCATTAGGCCGTTATTGGCAGACCGCCTTGGCTGGGCTACCTTTATTGGTACACCAAAGGGGCATAACGCCTTCTACGATATATATAACGAAGCCACTAAAAAGCCTAATTGGTACACAAAAGTGCTACGGGCAGACCAAACCAACCTGCTGGCGCAGTCAGAATTAGACGATGCCAAGGCTTCAATGTCAGACAACCAGTACGAACAAGAGTTCCTATGTAGCTTTGAAGCTGCCATATTAGGGGCGTTCTATGGTCAGGAAATGCGTAGGATTACCGATCTTGAGCGTATTACTACCGTAGACTATGACCCAATGTTCCCTTGCCATACTGCATGGGATTTAGGATTTAACGATTCCACAAGTATTTGGTGGTTTCAAGTGGTTTATGGGGAGATACGGGTACTGGATCACCACTCCAGCAACGGTCAAGCTATACCGTTTTACACCATGCTACTTAACCAAAAAGAAGATGAGTTTGGGTACAAATATGGCTACCATTATTTACCTCATGACGCTAGGGCAAAAACACTAGCAAGCGGTGGAAAGAGCATAATTGAACAAATTTCTGCAAAAATTGACATAAAACACCTAAAAATTGTTCCAAATCTGTCATTACAAGACGGAATACAAGCAACACGACTTGCATTAACTCGTGCTTGGTTTGATAATAGATGCGAAGAAGGCATTGAATGTTTGCGCCAATATCAACGAGAGTGGGATGATGATAAAAAAGTATTTAGGGATCGCCCAAAACACGATTGGACTAGCCACTCTGCCGATGCGTTCCGTTATCTCAGCCTTGTATGGAAAGACGAAGATGGGCCTATTCTCGACAATTCAAGAGTTACAGGACTTCATGTTGGTCAAACGGATGTAACGCTGAACGAGATGTGGAAAGAAACCCCTAAAATAGTTAATCGCAGGATATAAATATGGATCATACATACGAAGATTGGTATAACTGCATCGCCCAGTACGAGCGTACATTTAAAGAATGGGAAGGCAGAGCCGACAAGATTGTTAAGCGTTACCGTGACGAATCCCGTAGCCGTAACAACCCTAATGCTAAGTTCAATATCCTGTGGAGCAATGTACAGACCATTACCCCAGCGGTATTTGCAAGACTGCCAAGACCCGATGTAAGCCGTAGATTTCGTGATAACGACCCAATTGGTCGTGTTGCTTCTATGATGCTAGAACGGGCTTTAGAGTACGAAATTGAGCATTATGGTGACTATGCCAGCGCAATGAAACAAGCGGTTCAAGACCGTTTACTTGGTGGGCGTGGTACAGCATGGGTTCGTTATGAGCCGCATATTGTTGGTATGGCTGGTGGTGAAGCCGAAGATATGCCCGAAGATGGCTTGCAAGTTACTGAAGATACAGACGAAGCAGAAACCGAAGGTGGCATTTATCGTGAGAATGAGGAGCGTATTGAGTATGAGTGCGCCCCTGTAGATTATGTTTATTGGCGTGACTTTGGACTGACAACTGCTCGTACATGGGAAGAAGTAACCGCAGTATGGCGTAAAGTCTATATGGAACGCCCTGCCCTTGTTGAACGCTTTGGTGAAGAACTTGGCGGTAAGATTCCGCTTGACACTAAGCCTGATACCTCTAAGTCATTTAACGAAAAGATGACCGAAGGTTCACGGGAAGCCCTGATCTATGAGATTTGGGATAAAACCACAGGTCAAGTGCTTTGGCTATCTAAGTCAATGGGTAAGATTCTTGATGTTCGTGACGATCCATTGCAGCTTGAGAACTTTTGGCCTTGCCCAAAACCCATGTTCTCTACCCTTACAACAGACAGCCTAATTCCTGTGCCTGACTTTGTACTGTACCAAGACCAAGCAAGACAGCTAGACACGCTGGCAGATCGCATTGATGGCTTCATTCATGCCCTTAAAGTTCGTGGCGTTTACGATGCTGCCGAACCTAGCTTGCAGCGTTTGTTTACGGAAGGCGAGAACAACGCATTGCTGCCAGTTAAGAACTTTGGTGCATTTAGCGAAAAAGGTGGATTGCAAGGGGCTATTAACCTTGTAGACATTCGCCCTATTGCTGAAGGCTTGAACATGGCTTATCAGGCTATGGAACAGGTTAAAGGGCAGATTTACGAGATCATGGGTATTGCTGATATTCAGCGTGGTCAGACCGATCCGAATGAAACCCTTGGCGCACAGATTATTAAGTCAAACAACGCTTCAGGGCGTTTAAAGACGATGCAGCACGATGTAGTGAACTTTGCTACCGCCTTATTGCAGATCAAAGCACAGATTATTTGCCAGCACTTTACCGATGACACCATCGTTAAGATTAGCGGTGCAATGCAATTAAGCCAGCAAGATCAAATGCTTATCCCACAAGCCCTTGCATTACTGAAGGATGAACCTGCTAAGAACTTCCGTATCGAAGTGACTACGGATTCCATGATTTATCAGGATGAGCAGCAAGAAAAGCAAGATCGCATGGAATTTTTACAGGCAATGAGTGGCTTCTTGAGCCAAGCTATTCCTGCCGCACAAGCTACACCTGAAATTACCCCAATGATGATGGAAATGCTCAAGTTTGGCGTAACCGCATTTAAGGCTGGTAAAGGATTAGAAGGTCTGATTGACGAAACAGCAGACAAGTTCCGTCAGCAAGCACAACAAACAGCAGGACAGCCAAAGCCACCATCACCTGAACAGCAGAAGATGGAAATGCAGATGCAGATAGAGCAAGGCAAGATGCAAGCTAGACAGGCTGAATTACAGATGCAAATGCAGATGGAACAGCAAAAAATGCAGATGCAGATGGAACTGGAGAAGGCTAAACAAGAGTACCAAGCCCAAGAAAACCAGCTTAAATTCCAGCTTGAAGAACAGCGCAATACCCAAAAGGCAGAGATGGAAATGCGTATCGCTCAGATGAAGATGCACACCGAGCGCAATACTCAGGTCTTGTTAGCGCACATTAACAATGGTGCAAAGATTGAGGTAGCCCGTATTGCTTCAGACGATTCTGATGGCGCACAAGCCTACATGACTGAGCAAGATATGGCTGAATCCATGAAACATCCTATGCAACCGATTGCTGACGCTATTGCTATGAGCAACCAACAAATGACCCTAGCATTAGGTGATTTGGTAAACACCATAAACGAAAACCATAGCCGCCCCAAACAAGTATTACGGGGTCAAGACGGTAAAATCATCGGGGTACAGTAATGCCTATAACAGTCAAACATAAATTTGTAAGTGCTATTCCTGATGCTGGCGATCCTACGATTGTTCAGCCATCAAACTGGAACGACACCCATGAATTGACAGGGCTTGGCACAATGGCAGAGCAAAATGCCAATGCCGTAGCCATTACAGGCGGTACGATCTCAGGCGTTACTTTGCCAGCATCCAACATTACTGGCACTCTTGGTGTTCCTAATGGCGGTACAGGCGCATCTACTCTGACAGGCTATGTCAAGGGTACTGGCACTACGCCAATGACAGCTAGTGCTACGATCCCAAACACGGATATTACGGGTTTAGGCACGGCTTCTACTAAAGATGCTGGCGCAGCTAACGGTGTAGCTACCCTCGATGCTGGCGGTAAAGTCCCCGTTTCTGAACTTCCTGCCGCAGTATTGGGCGCACTTAGCTACCAAGGAACATGGGATGCAAACACTAATAGTCCTACCCTTACTTCTTCTGTGGGCAGCAAAGGTTATTACTATGTTGTTAGCGTTGCTGGCAATACTGATCTTAACGGCATTACTGATTGGCTTGTGGGCGATTGGGCAGTATTCAACGGTTCGATTTGGCAGAAAGTCGATAACACCGAAACGGTAACATCCGTAAACGGTCAGACTGGCGCAGTCGTATTAACCACAACCAATGTAGCCGAAGGTACAAACCTTTACTACACCGATGCACGGGCTAGAGCAGCAATTAGCGCAGGTACAGGCATTAGCTATGACAATGCTACAGGCGTAATTACAAACGCTGCACCCGATCAAACCGTTGTTTTAAACGCTGGAACGGGTATATCAACTAGCGGCACTTACCCTAATTTCACCATTACTAACACTAGCCCATCTTTGGGCGGTGATGTAGTTGGCCCAGTTTCCGCTACAGACAACGCAGTAGCTAGGTATGACACCACAACAGGCAAATTACTGCAAAACAGCCTAGTAATTATTGATGATACTGGCAGCGTAACAGGCGTAAATGCCCTGACCGCTGAAAGCCTGACTGTAAACAATAACGCTACATTAGGTTCTTCTAATAGCGACACGCTAGAAGTAAATGCAAGAATTACTACGGATTTAGAACCAAATACGGATGCTGCCAAAGACATTGGAACAAGCGGTAGAAACTGGCGTGACGGGTTTTTTAGCCGTAATTTGCAAGCAGAAGGTAAGGTAGTAAGCCCACATTTTGATGCTTTGAATTCTGCTGGCGGTCAGCTTAGAAACGCAAGCGGCACACCACAGCTTCAATGGGGCGGTGGCGGTGGCAACAATTTAAGCGTTGATGTAGCTATAAACATTAACCCTGCTAATTCACAAGTTGATTTAAGCCCTACTGGTACGGGAACTGTACGAATTAACCCAGCTACGGCTGGAACAATGAACAACATGGTTATTGGCGGCACAACGCCTTTAGCTATTACAGGTACAACCATTACGGCTACTAGCTTTGTAGGTTCAGGTGCAAGCCTTACCAATGTGGTTAATTCTTTAACAGCAAGCACAGGAATCAGCGTATCAGGATCAACTGGTGCGGTAACTGTAACCAATACTGCCCCTGACCAAACCGTTGTTTTGACGGCTGGCACAGGAATAAGCACTAGCGGCACATACCCTAACTTTACGATTACCAATACAAGCCCAAGTTCAGGCGGTACGGTTACAAGCGTAGGCGGCACAGGTACAGTTTCAGGAATTAGCCTTAGCGGAACAGTTACTTCTAGCGGAAGCCTAACATTAGGCGGTGCATTAGATTTGTCTAGCCCACCTGCTATTGGTGGAACGACTCCTAATGCTGGTAGCTTTTCATCACTTACAGATTCAGGAAATCTAACCTTTACTGGTACTGGTAATCGTATTACTGGTGATTTTAGTAATGCTACTTTAGCTAATCGTGTTGCTTTTCAGACAAGCACGACAAATGGCTCAACAACAATAATGGCAATACCTAATGGCACAGGGGTAAATTCTCAATTACTTCTTAGAGGAAGTGCAACTGTTGCCGATGATTCTTTTGGACAAATTGTTTTAGCTGGTGGATCTTCTTTTGCCATAAATTCAACTGCCGTTGGATCGGGCGCATTTTTGCCAATGACTTTTGGTACAGGTGGTAGCGAAAAACTGCGAATTGATACAAGTGGCAATTTGGGCGTTGGTGTAACTACAGATTTGACTGCAAAACTAAATTTTGATGCTAGTGATCGTGGTGAAACAATCAACATATATGCATCTTCAAGTGCATCATCAAGGTCGGGAATAGGTAAGTACGCAAGCGAAACCCGTTATTACGCTGGAACAAGCGATTTCTTTGCTTGGAGAACGGGCGGGCCTAGCGGTACTGAACGGATGCGAATTAACTCAAGCGGTAATTTTTTAGTAGGGACAACAAGTACTACTTTTTCAAGTACAAACTACGGTCTTTGCTTTACCCCTAATGCTGCAAGTTTTATAACTGTAGATACTGCTGCTCCTAACTTAAATTTAAGCCGCAATAACAATGGCGATATATTTGCTTTCTATAGGGCTGGATCACAAAGAGGGTGGATTTCTGTAGAAACTACTGGAACTACATACGGCAACCTTTCTGACCGAAGGGCAAAAGAAAACTTTACTGATTCACCAAGTGCTTTAAATACAATAGATCAAGTAAAGGTAGCATCTTTTGACTGGAAAGAAGGCGGTCATACAAAATACGGCTTTGTTGCTCAAGACTTAAACTCTGTTTTGCCTTTTGCCGTTACTGTTGGGGATGAAAGCGATGTAATTGAAAAGCCTTGGGGAATTGACAATACAAAAATAGTTCCTTACCTAACAAAAGCTATTCAAGAACTTAAAGCAGAGCTTGATAGTGTAAAAGCTGAATTACAAACATTAAAAGGAATTTAAAATGACCACTACTGTTAAATTAAAAAATAGCGTAACCACTACAAATGCCCCTGTTTCTTTGCAACAAGGCGAAGTGGCTATTAACATTACCGACAAAAAAGTATGGGTAGGTAACGCTGCTACTACTCCAGTTCAATTAGTAGGAACTGGATCAAACGCCAATTTTACTAATTTAACTTGCGTAAATCTTGGTGTAGGTGTAGATGCTCCATCCTCATTAGGAAAAATTGCAGTTGCAGGAACTATATATGCTGGTGGGGTTTTTCGTTCTAGCAGGGCAAATGCTGACGCTAATACAAGTGGCAGTAGCTATGAATTACAAATTGACGGAACTACATATTTAGCTTTACGCCAGCCAGCAGCAGAAGTATTGGCATTTTACAGGGGTAATGGCGGCACAGTAGAAACAATGCGTATCAACGATACTGGAAAAATTGGTGCTGGAGTTACTACCAACTTAACTGGATTGTTGAACTTTCCTGCCGCAGATAGCGGTGAAGTAATAAATATTTACACAAGTGCCACAGAATCAAGCAGGTCAGGAATAGGAAAATATACAAACGAAACTAGATTTTATGTAGCAAACAGTGATTTTTTTGCGTGGCGAACTGGTGGGCCAAGCGGCACAGAGCGTATGCGTATGGATACTTCAGGTAATGTAGGTATTAACATTAATTACGGTTTATCACGATTAACTGTAGGCGGTCAATCTGCTGGTGCTGATGGCGCATATGCAACAAATCGTGGTTCTATAGTTTTAAATGAAACAGGCAGAACATCTGTAAACGATGTAGGCGGTTTTGAATTTAAAACATCTGTTTTTGGTGCTGGTTATGGCGCAAAAATTGTAGGTTTTGAAAACGGAAGTCTAGCTTTTGGTTACAGGGCTAATTCGGCAACTTGGTCTGAAAGTATGCGAATTGATAACTCTGGAAATTTATTAATTAATGCTACAAGTGGCACAAGCAGATTAACTGTGGCTGGGGCTGTAGAAGCCACAGGTGCAAACTTTATTGCAAATCGAGCAACTGCTACTTCTGCTACCGCTGCTGGCGGTCTTGAATTTAAAATTGATGGAACAACTTATGGCCGTTTTTATCAATATGGAGCTAATCAGTTTAACTTAGAAGGTTCTTTAAGTATTGGTGGAACTTCTACAACCGCAGTTTTTAGAATTAACAAATCTAGTACTGACGGTGTTTATATGCAACAAGGTTTTACCGATGGTGCTGAACAATTGCGTATATTAAATACTGGCGGCATTTTAAATGCAGTAAATCAATATGGTTCTTTATCTGACATAAAACTTAAAGAAAACATCACTCCTGCAACACCTAAATTAGCTGATTTGTTGAAAGTTAAGGTTTGCAACTACAACCTTAAAAAAGAATTTGGTTACTCTGATGAAAAACAAATTGGCGTTATTGCACAAGAACTAGAATCAGTATTTCCAAATCTAGTGCAAGAATCCGAAGATATTGATGAAAATGGCAACAATTTAGGAACTACTACAAAATCAGTTAAATACTCTGTTTTTGTTCCTATGCTCATTAAAGGATTGCAAGAGTTAAAAGAAGAACTAGACAGCGTAAAAGCTGAGTTAGAAGCCCTAAAATCTGTTTAAGGCAAACCGCCAGCCTATTTTGGCGGTATTTTGGAGAAAGTAATGGGAAAAAATGAAAAAGCCCCGTTTATCGTACTAAATGATGTGGAATACGACATTGAAAGCATGACCGATCAGCAAAAAGTGATGATTAATCACCTTGCAGACCTTGATAAAAAGATAGGTTCTATGCAGTTCAACATGGAACAATTGCAGGTAGGGCGTGAAGCCTTTATCAAGATGCTTAATGATTCTCTTACCGCACCTGCTGGAGTAGTCCAGTAATGTTTGCATCAGCTTTTCAGGCTAATGCGTTTCAAAATAACGCTTTTCAGGTATATGTGCCGCCACCGCCTACCGATCAAAAGGTGGGTGGTGACGATGCAAGCTGGACACCTGAAGAACTTAAACGAATCCGCAAGCTATCTGCAAAAATAGCTGAACGGCAACGCAAGCTAGAACAAGCTGCCAAAGAAGCCAATGCTTCACGCAAACAAGCATTTAAGGATTTAATTGATCCTGTTGCTAAAGTTAAGCAACCTAAAGTACAATACAAACAAGAGGTTAAAGCTGATATACCGTTAGCTGAAACAGAAGATTTACAGCGGTCTATAAGCTACCTTGAACGACAACGGGATAACATCCTTGCGGCAGTAGCTTACAGAAACCAGCAATATCTCATTCAAGAGCAATTGCGAGTATTGGAAGCCAAACGCCTAGAGGAACTAGACGATGAGGCTGCAATATTACTACTGCTTTAAACCCACACGCACAATATAAGTTAGCCTACGATAACCTACACGCTGGCAGGTATGCTGCTGGATTTAGGCTTTTTGAGTACCGCTGGCATAAAGATATATTAACCAACCAAACGATCCCTTATGCAAGGCTGCCAGTAGCCCCTAAAGCATGGCAGGGCGAATCCTTATTAGACAAGACCATCGTGGTGCAAATGGAGCAAGGCTTTGGCGATATATTCCAATACGCTAGGTTTTTGCCAGCTTTAAAGGTTTTGGGTGCTAAAAAGCTAGTTGTTTTGACCGTACCCAATTTATTTGGTGTTTTAGGTCAAATGGAGTGCATTGACCAGCTAACCAACTTGACGGAAGAAGGCCCAGCCCATGAATGTGACTACTGGATTGGCTCAATGTCACTTCCGTACTACATAGATTGTGCAATGCCGTATGTAAAGTCGCTTTTTCCTATTAGCACCAAGAAAGTAGTAGCTTCAGAAGGCTATTTTGAAGCCGAGCCTAGCAATATCCCTAAGAAATTAGGCGTAAATTGGTCAGCCAGCAAGGGCAATCTGCATTGGATTAAGTCTATTTCCGCAGAACACATGGAAAAGCTGGTCGGAGATGATGTTTACAGCCTAAACCCCGAAACAGACGCCAATTTTTACCCTTTACCGAACGATGGCTGGAAAAAAGACTGGTCAATTACCGCTAAACACATGAAAGCCATGAAGGGCGTGGTCACGGTAGATACTGGAACAGCACACTTGGCTGGTGCTTTGGGGGTTAAGTGCGTAGTTTTACTGCCTAAAGAAGAATTTGTATGCTGGCGATGGAAAAATGCCCGTTGGTATGACAGCGTTTGCTTACTTAGACCCCACGAATACGATCAATTACCTGAAATCATAAGGAGAATGTAATGGCGTTGGTAAAAATCAGCGTAACTTGCCCATGTTGCAAGGTTGCACACGAAGAATATGACGAGAAACAGTTTGATGACCGTGAAAAGTACCTTTCTTACTGGAATTTACCGTTTGAAGGGGAAGAAGCAGACAAAGCATGGCGGCAAAAGCTAGAAATGACCCCAAAAGAAGCCCCTATGGTGATACCTGACATTGAGGGGCATATTTCTATGGCTGATGGATCATGGGTAGGTAGCCGTTCTGCACACCGTGAAAACCTTAAACGCAATAACTGTATCGAAATTGGCAATGATGTGCCTATGCAGCAAAAACCCATTGAAATTAGCCGCAAAGATCAAGAAGCCCGTAAACGGCAGATTGCTGAAATTGCTTACTCCAAACTTAACTACCGATAGGAAACGCCATGTCAGATGACCGCAGAGAATTATTAGAATCAGCCTTAGAACAAGCCGAAGAAGGCACACTTGAAGCACCTACCGAAAAGGAGATTGAAGTAAATGACGATCCAATCCAAGCCGAAAACGCCAGCGAAGAAGGTAGCGTTGAAGAAAGCGACAACCGTGACGAAAAAGGTCGCTTCAAAGCCCAAGAAGCCAGTACCGAGCAGGATTCCGCTGAAGAATCTGACTTGGTGGCAGAAGCTAGTGATGTTTCTGACGAGGAAATAAAACGCCCTACTACTTGGAAAAAAGAGTATGTAGAAGTTTGGAATAAGATGCAGGAAGGCAAACCGCTGGATAAAGCGGAATTTGCTAAGTTTGCTGAATATGCCAATCAACGAGAAGCTGAATACAAAAAGGGTGTTTCTGCCTATAAAGCCGAAGCCGACAATGCTAGGGAACTAACACAGGCTATTGGCCCATTTATTCCTGAACTTCAAAAGCATGGTATTCACCCTGCCGCATGGATCAATAATCTAGGTAGAGCGCATTACACTTTAGCCAATGGATCATATGAACAAAAGGTTCAAATGTTTCATAGACTTGCACAAGACTATGGCGTACAATTAAATCAAGATGCACTTCAGATGCCTGAACAGGCGTATGTAGACCCGTATCAACAACAGTTAATGCAACAGCTACAAGCAACACAACAGCAGGTGCAACAACTGTCAGCGATTCGGGAGCAAGAGGAAAATGCTCGGTTGAGCCAAGAAATCAGCCGAGTAAGTAGTGACAAGGAGCGGTTTCCGCACTTTGAGATGGTAAGGGAAGATATGGCTCAATTACTTGAGCGAGGTTTAGCCCCAAACCTAGAAACGGCTTATGCCAAAGCGGTGCGTATGAACGATGAAGCGTACAAGCTAGAACAGGAAAAACTCCTGAAATCGGCAAGTACCCAAGCATCTAAGGCACAGCAAGTAGCTAAAGCTAAAGCAACTGCTGTTAGTCCACGATCCGTTACTCCTAGCGGTCAAGTGAATAAAGCAGATGCAAAGGATAGGCGATCCCTGTTGATGGCTAATTTAGCCGATGCAGAGGGTGGTCGGGTTTAACTTAACTAAATAAAGGAAATATCATGGCTTTTGCTAACTCAGCAATTACCGATATTATCGCTACCACCATTCAAAGTCGTAGCGGAGTATTGGCAGATAACTTAACACAAAACAATGCAATTCTTCAGCGTCTAAGCTCTAAAGGCAATGTACGCCCATTCTCAGGTGGTAATGTGATTTTGGAAGAAATCATGTACAACGACCCAGCAACCAACAATGCTAATAGCTATAGCGGTTACGAAGTCTTGAACATTACTCCTGATAGCCCTATCTCGGCTGCTCAGTTCAGCATTACTCAGTATGCTGATTCTGTAACCATGAGTGGTCTTGAAATGTTGCAAAACAGCAGCAAAGAAGCAATCATCGACCTTTTAGATGGTCGTATGCAAGTTTCTGAAGCTCGCCTGTTGAACCGCATTTCGGGTGACCTTTATGGTGACGGTACTGGTAACGGTGGTAAGAACATCACAGGTCTAGCCGCTGCTGTTTCAACTTCACCAACAAGCGGTACATACGGTGGTATTAACCGTGCAAACTGGGCATTTTGGCAGAACCAAGCAACTACTGGTGCTAACGATGCTGCAACAATCCAAGCTGCTATGACTACTGCTGCTATCAAATCTGTTCGTGGTACTGATAAGGTTGACCTTATTATTGCTGGTAACACTTTGTATCAGCGTTATGTAGCTTCTTTGCAAGCAATTCAGCGTATTGCTGGTGTAGACGAAGGTGCAGCAGGTTTCGCATCCCTCAAGTTCTACGGTGGTGGTATGTCTGCTGATGTAGTACTAGGTGGTGGTATTGGCGCACAAGAGAACCCATTGTATATGTACCTCTTGAACACCAATTACATCTTCTTCCGCCCACACAAAGAGCGTAATTTCGTTCCTATCGGTGGCGAGCGTCAATCTATCAATCAAGATGCAATCGTGAAATTATACGGTTGGGCCGGCAATTTAACTTGCTCTAACGCATCTTTGCAAGGTATTTTGAGCGGTACTTAATCAACTGACTAAATAAAGGAAAATATTATGTCATATAACATTACCCCTACCTCGGGCATTAACTTGGATGCTGTAGTAGCAACCAATCCAAACTCCGCTGGTACTGGCGTTCCTGTCAATGGCCCACTTGGTTCACAAGTGTTTGGCTCTGACGGCAAGCGTTATGTACTAGGCGTTGCTGGTGCGGCTATTGCAGCTTCTACCGCAACTTGCTCGATCAATGCTTCTACATTCGTTGTTACAGCTTCAGGTGGCTCATATGCAGCCCCAGCCGTTGCCGTAGCTTCAGGTGATTATGCTTGGTTCGCAGCCACTAGTGTTTAATAGCATTTTGTAGTAAAAACAGGGGGTTATCCTAACGGGCAGCCCCTTTTACCTTTA